TATTGGCGCGATGCTTTGAATAACTGAACGGTTTTCATAGAGCGCTAAGAGTATCGCTTCAGCACGGTCAGGAGAAGCAACGCCTCGTTTCTTCATGTCTATCTTTGACTCGATAACAACTCGACCCGACGCATCCGATGTATATGTTGGACCTGCTAACTGTGAGAGGACGAACCTATCTACATTTAATCGCACATCCTGTTTACCCTCTTTAGGTTGCAACATCTGTCGAGCGTTCCACCACATCTCTGCTCTTTGATTTTTGAACTTGGCTTGGTCTTTAGGCTTCTCGGCTACATTGACTCCGATGATGTCAGCGGGTAACTGGCGCTCCTTGACCCATCTATCCAACATAGAGACAACGCCCCAACCTAATCCGATGGTATCGACCTTGACTCGAACTCGGTCTCGCAATTCGCGCTCGCTATGTATCTTGACGCAATTTTCAATCTCTCGCATGACCACACCTGCCACATCAACTGCGTTGGCATTTTGCTTACCCGATGAGCGATGGACGATGCTAACTGCATAACCATCTAGGCGAGCAATAACAAATTCATCTCCACCATCTGATGCAATATCAACTCCAAGTTTAATTATCTTTGATTCAAGTGGCTCTTCGTTCTCTGTTGATAATTCAGCCCAAGCAAAAGGGATGACTTTGCCTGTACTCGACTTAGGGAACTGCGCCATAACACGGGCTTCAACGAATGGAGAATCCTCGCCGAACTCAGAGATAACATCATTCACCCAAGTTTGGTCTACGAGGTGCGTCTTAACTTCATGCGCTTCAATGTAATCAGGACATGAGCGACATCTGCCTGTTGGCTCACCCGTAAAGTTTGGTGTGTCGTAGGCACCAATCGAAATGATGTTATAGAGCGGACTCGAACAGATACGCTCGAACCAAGTTTGCTCTGTATCTGTTGGCGGGTTACCAAGTACGAGAAGTTTGGTATTGCCACCCGTCATGAGAGATTCAAGTGCGCCACCGATAGTGTCCGATAAACCTCCAGCCTCATCAACTACTACGAGCAAGTTAGGTGCGTGAATTCCCTGCACCGCTGTTTCATCATGAGCGCTTGGACTAAATCCATAACCAACTACGGTGCCATTTATTTTCCATTGAACTGTATCGGCTTCCCCAGGCAGATTATGTTTAGCGTGAACTCTTCGGATATGCGGCCACATAATGTTTCGAACCTGTCGATGTGTAGTCGCTGTTGTAATTGCAACCGCTGTACCTGCGGGATGTGTAGATAACCACCACGCAACCGCTCTCGCGGCTAAGTGAGATTTCCCAGGCGCGTGACAAGCGGGAACTACTGTTCTTTTATTTAATGTTAATGAAGTGAGAATCTCTTTTTGTTTACTCCATAAGGTTTCGCCTAGCCCTTGCTCAACAAATCCAACTGGGTCGTTCTGCCATCTAGCCCAAGGGTTATCTAACTCAGCATCAAGGATGACCAATAAGGCGTGACGCTCATCGGGTGTAAGCATGGCAAGCAACTCGGCTTGCTTCATAGAATCACTTTCGAGGAACTTATCGAGAAGTCTCTCGGTCATGAGTTAAGCGCTTTTCGCTTTACGGGACTCGAGGACTTTGGCTATCTTCTCTTGAAGTTCCCCCATGGTGACTGTAACTCTTACCTCTGACACGGAATGAGATAGAACTTCTTGCTTATCTATGCGACCAAAATCTTCAGGGACTTGACGCTCTAACCACCAAGCGGATGCTTTCCAATCTCCTTGACTCGCCGCACTTGATACGACTGCCACCTTTTTAGCGATTGCTTCCGCTCGCGCCCGTGTGAGAGACTCCAAAAAATTCAAATATATTTTCTCCTCGGGTTTAGGTTTGGCATCAGGAAGCGTCGCCAATCTATCTCGCTCTACCATTCCACGGCTCATCCAGTTATAGAAAGTGGACTCAGCAATGTTTACCATCGCTACTGCCTTGTTTACTGGCAAGCCAAGCACAATCAGGTTAAGTAACTCCTCGCGTCTAACATCATCAAGGAGAACCGTTGTTCCTTTAGGTCTGCCCTTTGGGTTAGCGGGTTTCTTCTTTACTACTGCCGTTGCCACTAGAACTCCTGCCCTATGTACCAAAATCCTAAGTCGATAGTCCAATGGTATTTATCAATCGAGAACCCTAAAGCGAATCCGCTAATGCGTCCCCAAGCGAACCAATATCGTCCTATCTTTTTTTCCATGTCTTTATTCTACCTCGGTTGTGCAAGCATCGATAGGCAAAGATAACAACTCAGCAATATCTTTCCAGCCATAAATTGAATTAGCCCATTCGTTTAAGTCCTCTGTATGAACTCGCATTGAGTGTTCGCCTACTCGAATGGTTGTGCGACCCACAGGAATATGCCCAGGCTTGGATTTTCCCCCACCCAAGATTTCGGCAACCTCTTCAGGAGTAAAGCCTGTTCCCCGCAAGCCCGTACTCGTAAGAAGTTTGTTTAACTCCTGTGGGTCGTATGTTGCCAAGTCAGAGGTTCGGTTATCGACGATGAGGATTTTGATTTCCTCTACATCATCAACATCGACCCAATGAACGGCAATCTTTTCCCACCCCAACTGAACTGCGCCTTGATAAGTATGATTGCCCGAGAGAATGTGCTTGGTTCGCTTATTAACCACAATAGGTCGGTACTGACCCATTACCTCAAGGGACTGAATGATTGTGCCTATATCGCCCTCACGCGGGTTGAGAGGGTGAACTTTAATCTCATTGATTGTGACTGTCTCAATGTCCTCGGGTGAACTCTCGCTTCGCTCAGGCTGTGTATCAGGCTCGACGGGCTTACGCTCAGGAAAACCAAGGCGCTCTTTGATTGCTTTGATTGCTTTCTGTTTTGTCGGAGCCTCGGCGTATAGTTGCTCTTTCCAAGCCTTGTAAGCCTCGAGTTCGACTGTGAACTTCCAAGCGCTTATCTTTACTTCAGGGTCACTAGGTAAAGGCTTAGAATCGGTTATGTTGTCTTTGTCCTTACCGTTTATCAATCTATCTAAACTCTCAACCTCAGATTGAGTGAAGCCCGTACCCTCGAGTTCAGGTAAAGCGCTCAACAAAGATTTAAGAAGTGGCTCGTTATATCCAGCCAAGTCAGTCAAGCGGTTATCAGCCAAGACAATCTTGCGAGCGCTCTCTTCATCTACATCCACATAGGTAATCTTGATTTTCTTCCAGCCGAGTTTCTTCGCCGCTTTGTATGTGTGATTACCAGCCAAGATAAAGTTTGAGCCGTACTGAACCACAATCGGTCTGTACTGCCCATGGGCTTTAAGTGATTGAGCAATCGCTTCAATATCACCACGGCGAGGGTTTGTTGGATACGCCTCAAGGGATGAGATAGCAACTGAGGCAACCTGCCCAACTTTTATCTTTGCTTTCATTTAATGTATATCCACGCCTCGAAGTTATAGAATTTCCAAAACATTGTGCCTACTGAGAACCCTGCGTTCTCTGCCAATATCTGATTTCGCATTGATGAGTTCACCTTCATCATAGGTCGAAGGTCGCGCTCTTTGTTAAGTATCTGTTCAGGGCTAAAGGCTTTACGCTTGAAGTCATAGTGAGCGCCGTTGATTACCTGCTCAAGTTCACCCGATTCTTCTCGTACCTTCTCTGCCCATATAAAAGCCCCACCCTCAACTAGAGATTCATAGATGACGCTCAAGATGTTTGGTCTGTCCTCATAGGGCAAGAACTGAAGTGTGAAGTTTGAAATGATTAGACTCGACTTACCGAATCCATTGAAAGCGCGTAGGTCTTTGCGAACATAGATAGTTTCATCATGGGACTCAGGCAATAAGTTATCGGCTATATCGATTCCGACTTTCTTGCCACGGTGAGGAAGTCGCTCTAACAGCGTTCCAGTTGAACAGCCGAGGTCAATCACTTGAGTATCTTCAGTCATGAAGTATGTACTCAAGTCACAGATTGCCTCAGTCAATGTGTGATAGTTCGGGATTGATTGCGCGATGTGTTCATCGAAGTTCTCAATCGTCTCAAATGAGAATGGCTCAGTAGAACTCATGAAGCCTTCTACCAATCGCTTCCACGACTGGGATA